GCAACTGGTAGGTTTGCTAACGCGTTCGGTAACCAAGAATTGTCAGTGCCAAGCGCCTAGGTCTTTTCACGGCACGAGGCTTGGTAGGAGCTACGCACCCCAATGTAGAGCCACCATATGGAACCTCCGTTAGATCACCGTTCCAAGGCCGACCGAGACAGTCGAGCTCAAGATGATCACAAAATATAGTTTTATCTTGAAGGCAAAACTGCACTTGGGAGATGGCCATGCGACTCAGTTTGTAAAATAGATCATTGCCCATCTCAATGAGCGAGCCAATGCATTCGGGCGATGCTCTCAGCTGGACATGATGCAGACCTGTATCCAAAGTTCGAAAATCAAGATCGACAGAGATGGATCCATCAGCAGTAGAACATGCCCGGATAGTCCCGCGTCCAAGCCTACGATCCATAAAATAAAGTTTGAGTTCTTCCATATAAATAACTACGAAAAAACCAAATTTTATCGTGAGTGATTGCGAAAAAACGCACGGTTGAACGCTAGAAAGTTAGGCGTGGTAACGAAGCGCGCCCGTAAGTACAGGCTCTATGTCTATTTAGGGACAGGAGGAATGATCTGACAGTGCTGGAAGCCGTGCCGTGTTGACTTCATGTTCTCACTGGTTTTCTTATTCAACTTGCTATTTGGAAAAACTCGGGCACAACTCAGTCATTGCGATCAACTGGTAATCTATTCGAATTACATGGAGAAAACATGTTCGCCGAACGATACCTGCAAGCGTTGAGCACTTCCAATCTGCAAGACGACGATCAACACCACCAGACTGAGCCGCTGGTCGCTGCAGCGCTTGCCGATCTTTCGGGCGGTTCGGGTGCGTTGTTTGGCACCATGTTGCTACGAGCCAGCGTTGCTGGCGTGCCTCGGCAGGCAATCGAGAGCAGCGCCCGCGACCTGGGCGTGTTGCTGCGGGTGTGGACGGGCGAGGTAGCGCGCAAGGGCTTCGACCGGAAGTGGATGAACATCAGGGCTGAGTGGGACATAAAGGCCGCGTATGCCATGTACGCCAAGATCGCGCGCGTCAGCCTGGCGCACTGGTTGGGCGGCGAGTGCTCAGCCTGCAACGGGACGAAGGTCGTGGACAGCCGAGTCTGCGTCCACTGCGCCGGCACTGGCCGGGAGCCGATACAAGGTGGTGCGCTGGAGGTCGAGCGCATCAAAGACATGGTGTCGGAACTGCAGGGGTTATACCAAGCGCACAGCACACGCGCCGCGTCGAAAATGCGAAGGGCAGCCTAGCCAAGCAACAGAACACGCTTGAAGTTTTGCTACTATGCGGAATGATTAAAATACTCCTAGTCGATGACGCAACGGTCGACGTCATGTTGACAACCATTGCACTGGAAGATTGCTGCATTCCATATAAGCTGAGCGTAGCGCGCGACGGTGAGGAGGCCTATGAAATCTTGACGAACCAGCCAGTGGACCTACTTTTGCTCGACATTAAGATGCCTAAGGTTAACGGGTTTGATCTCTTGAGGCGTTTGCGTGACACTAGCCGGGTAGCACCCACGAGCGTGCTTTCTGGTTCAGGCTTGCAGACTGATCGCGCTCAAGCGCGTGATCTAGGCGCTGTTCAGTTCATCCAAAAAGCCGTTGATTTCTCAGCCTTCAAAATGTAACTCAGAGAAGCCGTAGTGAAGCACGGCGTTTGCTAGGCTGCTAAATAACTTTGCTGTTGCGCAGTCGCAAAAGGCAGCGTAAACTACAACCTTTACATATCCCTCGATCCACGTAATGCGCGCTTCGGCGCCAACGTCACCCGAGGCAGTCGAGTACTTAGCCCGCGATACAGCCGGCGCTCGTCTAGTAAAAAGGCCCACTAACTCGGTGGGCCTTTTCCATTTTCGGCGTACCTAACAGATAGCTATGAGGCTGGCCGTCGCACGCGCGCAAGGCCCGCAGATTAATGCAAACGCAGCTGTATGGACGAACGTTAATCGTCTATGATGCAAGCCGCGGGTGAGAGCCCCGCCGTCTGTTCCCCTTTCCAGTCCTGTACCAACAGGATCTTCGCCGCCCCTCGCATCTATGCATCGGGCGGCTTTTTTTTTGCCGAGGTAACGCATGAAGCACAGCACCGTCATCAAGTCGTCGTCCCTGCCGACGCGTTCTCCGCTCGTCTTCGCCATCCTGTTCTGGCTGCTGCTTGATCGACTGGGTGCGCCCGGCTGGGCATACGGCGTGCTCTGGACCCTTGTGGCGCTACTTGCGCTGTTCTGGATCATTTCGTTCTGGACCGAATCTAAACGTGACGTGCCCGGCTTCGGGGAGAAGCAGCGTGACAGTTGAGCAGGAGCTAGGCTGGCTGCGTCGCCGGGCGCTCAAGCTGCGTGAGCAAGAAGCTTTCGACCAAATCCGAGGCAATGTATGAACAACATCGCACGCATTTACCGCGCCGAGATGCTGCGCGCCGTGCTTGGGCCTGGCACGCATTCAGCCAAGGCCGTTGACCTTCATCGTCTGAACCAGCTCGCTGAGCACATGGCGGCGAGCGAAGAAGCTCAGACCATCCTGCGCGCCAAAGGCCATGGCGGTCCGGGCACGAGCATTGTCGAGACGGCTCGCCAAGTCCCTGCCAATGTGAAGCAGGTTATCCGCACGCTGTTCTCGGCGCCAGCGGCACCGCGTGAGCACGGCATAGAGCAAGCACACGAGCCATGGACGGCCATCTGATGGCAACCGTATCCCTTGCACTGCGCACCCATGTTGCATGGTGGGTTCGTCCTGCGCTTGCTGTCGCGTTCCTGTGCGCCTCGCTCTGCCCAACTCGCGCCGATCAGATGATCGACGCAATCGTTGATCGCGGAATCAAGATCGAGCTGACGTGAAGCTGCAGCAGCTACGAACGCAACCGCGGCCAGCGGCAAGCAAAGTCACCATGCTACCGACGCAGCGACCCGAAACAGTGGAGCGCAAGCGCGGTTCAGCTGGTGTGCGCGACCGTGATCGCATCCGCGCACGTGACTGCGGCTTGTGCCAGGAGTGCAAGCGCAAAGGTCGCACCACCATCGGTGGTCCGGTCGACCATACCATCCCGCTATGGAAGGGTGGTAGCGACGACGACACCAACAAGGAAGTGCTGTGCGTTCCATGCCACGACGCCAAGACGGCGCGTGAGGCTGCGGAGCGGTCGCGCGGCTGACGATGGTCGGCAAGGGGAGGGGGTGTTGTAAGTCTACAACGCCCCTGACCCGGACACCGACTAGCAACTCACGCGCAGAAAAAAATCCCCCTGGAGGAAATTGTTAATGGCTTTAACAGGCAAAAAGCGAGCCTTCGCCGATGCCGTTTTGGCCGGGTTCTCGAATAAGGAAGCGGCAATTCGTGCAGGCTTTAGTGAGAAAACGGCATCAGCAGCCGGGTCCAGAAATGTTAAAGACCCGGATGTTAAAGCCTACATTGATCAGCGGCGTGGCACTGGCACCACTGGCGGCGCAAACGCCCCCACGCCACCACCGCAGGCTGACGACGTGGTCGACATCCCATCGACCACGGACCCGATGGAATTCCTCACCAATCTGATGAACGAGCCGGCCGCTGATATCCGCATCCGCGCTGATGTCGCCAAAGCACTGATGCCGTTCAAGCACCAGAAGCTGGGTGAAGGCGGGAAAAAAGATCAGAAAAACGAAGACGCCAAGAAGGTGGCCAGCCGCTTCGCGGCGGCGGCCCCGCCTCAGCTCAAGGCAGTGAAGTAAGGACGACAATATGGAATGGTCTACCGCCTGTCCGGATTGGGAAGACAGGATAAAGGCCAAGCTGTCGATCATTCCTCCGCCGATCTTCCCTCAACAGGCTGAGCAGGCGCTGGCCATCTTCAAAGAATTGAAGGTGACTGACTTGCCCGGCAAGCCGACATTCGGCGAGTGCAGTGAGCAATGGGTGTTTGACTTCGTCGCTGCGATCTTCGGCGGCTACGACGCCGAAACTGGCAAGCAGATGATCCGCGAGTACTACCTGCTGATCAGTAAGAAGAACACGAAATCGACGATCGCCGCCGGCATCATGCTGACTGCAGTGATCCTGTGCTGGCGCGACGAAGAAGAGCACCTCATTCTGGCGCCGACTAAGGAAGTGGCCGACAACAGCTTCAAGCCGGCCGCTGCGATGGTGCGCGCTGACGAGGAGCTGTTGGCGCTGTTTCACGTCCAGGACCATGTTCGGACAATCACGCATCGCGTATCACGCGCTTCTTTGAAGGTCGTCGCGGCTGACACCGACACTGTGTCCGGCAAAAAGTCTGGAAAGGTGCTGGTTGACGAGCACTGGCTATTCGGCAAGCGGGGCAACGCCGAGGCGATGTTTATGGAAGCGCTAGGTGGCCAGGTTTCGCGCGATGAGGGGTGGGTCATCTACCTAACCACCCAGAGCGACGAGCCGCCGGCAGGCGTCTACAAGGACAAGCTGAACTATTTCCGTGATGTACGAGACGGAAAGATCCATGATCAGAAATCGCTCGGCGTGCTCTATGAGTACCCGGCAGCCATGGTAAAGGCCAAGGCCTACCTCGATTCCTCGACCTACTACATCACCAACCCGAACATCGGTCGATCTGTCAGCGCCGAATGGCTTGAAGACCAGCTGCGAAAAATGCAGCACCGGACGGACGGGAAGTTCCAGCAGTTCCTCGCCAAGCACCTGAACGTCGAAATCGGGTTGAATCTGCGCTCTGACCGCTGGGCAGGCGCGGATTTCTGGGAGCAGCAAGCAAAGGTGCCCGGTTTGACGCTTGAGCAGCTGCTCGAGCGGTGTGAAGTGGCCACCGTTGGTATCGACGGCGGCGGTCTGGACGACTTATTGGGCCTGGCTGTTGTTGGGCGCGAGCGCGCAACCAGAAAGTGGCTAGTTTGGACGCGCGCCTGGGCACATCCAATCGCACTAGACCGGCGCAAGAGCGAAGAGAGCCGGTACGAAGATTTCAAGGAGCAGGGGGATCTGATCATTATCGAGCAGTTGCCCGGTGACGTCGCCGCCGTGGCCGCTGTCGTCAAGCAGATCAACGAGTCCGGTTTGCTGGCGTCGGTCGGCCTGGATCCGGAGAAGACGCACAAAGTGATGTTCCAGGCCCTGATCGATGCTGGCGTTGACGAGGCCATGTGCTTCGGCGTCCCTCAAGGCTGGAAACTCGTTGGCCCTATCAGCGTCACAGAGCGAAAGCTGGCAGAAGGTGTGTTGGTACACGGCGGCCAGCCTCTGATGAACTGGTGCGTAGGCAATGCGAAGGTCGAGCCCCGGGGAAACGCGCTCATTATCACCAAACAGGCATCGGGCATCGCGAAGATTGACCCGCTGATGGCACTTTTCAACGCCGTTTCACTTATGGCTCTGGACCCAGTACCAAACCAGGCCACATCAATTTACGACGAGGGCCTCTGCATATGAGCTTCATCGACTGGGCGACCCTCGTCGCCGGCATCATCGGCTTGCTTTCGATTACCGTCGGCGCCGGGATGATCTTCCTCCCAGCAGGCTTTATCGTCGCTGGCGCTGGCCTGCTGTTCTGGTCGTACACCGTTGCCCGCGCCATGGCGCGCGGTGGCATCAAGGAATAACGGATGTTCGCCAAACAGTTTTTTAGCCCACAGGTTAGCGCCGGCGGCGGCAGCTGGCTTTCCGGCCTGGGTGGGGCACGCTCCGATGCGGGACCACTGGTGACTGTCGAGTCTGCCCTCACGCTGACTTCACTGCAGGCGTGTGTGACTTTGATCGCCGAAAGCATTGCGCAACTACCGCTCGAGCTGTTCCGCCGCACCAAGGACGGTGGTCGCGAGCCGGCCAAGGACCACCCGCTTTACCGGATCCTGGCGTATGCCCCGAACGAGTGGCAGACGCCGTTTGAATATCGCGAGAACAGCCAGCTGAAGGCCGGTACCCGGGGCAACTCGATCAGCCTGATCGGCCGCGACGGCGATGGCACGGTCACCGGACTGTACCCGGTCGATACGGAAAGCGTGCAGGTGCTCAAGGGGCCTGACTTGCTGCCGTATTACCGCATCGATGGCCAAGAGCCGATCCCGCAGCGGATGGTGCATCACGTCCGGTGGTGGAGCCTGAACAATTACGTCGGCATGTCGCCGATCATGCTGCACGCGAACGCTATCGGCCATGCTCAGGCTATCCAGCAGTACGCCGGCAAGTCGTTCCTGAACGGCACCGCGCTGTCGGGTGTGATCGAGCGGCCCCGAGAATCGTCGCCGATCAAGGACCAGAGCGTCATCGATCGAATTACCGATCGCTGGCAGCAAATGTACGGTGGCAGCACCAACGCCAAGCGCGTGGCGATGCTGCAGGAGGGGATGACGTTCAAGCCCCTGTCTATGACCAACGTCGATGCAGAACTGATCCCGGCCCTGAAGCTGACTTCGCTCGACATTGCTCGCATCTACAAGGTGCCGCCGCACATGATCGGCGAGCTGGACAAGGCTACGTTCTCGAACATCGAGCACCAGGCGATTCAATTCGTGATCTACACGCTGCTGCCGTGGATCAAGCGGCACGAACAGGCGATGATGCGCGACCTGTTGCTCCCTAGCGAGCGTGATGAGTACTACATCGAATTCAACGTCTCTGGCCTGCTGCGCGGCGATCAGGGATCGCGCTATGCCGCATACGCGGTCGCCCGCCAGTGGGGTTGGCTATCCGTGAACGATATCCGCCGCTTGGAAAACCTGCCCCCTATCGTGGGTGGCAACACCTACCTGCAGCCGCTCAACATGGTCGACGCGGCTAAGCCGTTGCCGGTCACGCCCGTGAAGGCGAGCGCCGAGCAAGTCGCCGAAATTGAAGGAATCCTTGCATGAAGAACCGTTTCCGCATCGCCGGCATGATTTTCAATCAGCCGCTCATGGTCACCGAGGCCATGCTCGACCAGGCTGCTGCCTGGGCGAACCAGCAGATGAGCCTGAACATCGTCAACCTGAGCGTCAACGGCGCGCAGCCGCAGATGATGGAGGACGACGACGGCCCATACGAAACGGCGGCAATGCGCGCTGAGTCGGCGCGCCGCCAGTCCATTGCTGAAACCGGCGTGGCGATCATTCCGGTCCACGGCGTCCTCGTCAGCCGCAGCATGCAGATGAACCCCTGCGAAACGATGACCAGCTATGAGCAGGTCCGCACGCAAGTGAGCGCCGCATTGGCCGATCCATCGGTCGAGCAAATCGCATTCGATATTGACAGCCCCGGTGGCAGTACCACCGGCTGTTACGAGCTGGCCGACTTCCTCTTCGAAGCGCGTGCCGTCAAGCCGATGACTGCGATCGTGCACTACAACGGCTTCTCGGCGGCGTATCTCATCGCTGCGGCCGTCGGCAACATTTCGATGTCCCGCACGTCTGGCGTCGGTTCGGTCGGCGTGATTGCCAAGCACTTGGACATCTCTGCCCGAAACGAGCAGATGGGCGTCAAGGTGACGACTGTCGCCGCCGGAGCGCACAAGAATGACCTGAGTCCGCACGAGCCCATCACCGAGCAGTCGATGAAATTCCTGGTCGACATGGTGCAGGGCTATTACACCCAGTTCGTGGATGCCGTCGCCAAGTACCGCGGCATCGGCGCCGATGCGGTACGGGCCACCGAGGCCGGCGTGTTTTTCGGACAAAAGGGTGTGGATATCGGCTTTGCCGATCGCATTGAGACTCCTCAGGCGGCAATTGATCGCGTTGCGATGCAGGCGCGCGAGTCGCGCGCTGCGCGCAGTACCAAACCTTCCATCGGAGCCCGCGCGCAAGCGATGGCCATCCAATCCCAAATTTGACCGCGTTCGCGGGACAAGCAACCAAGCCGCCCTCGAGGCGGCTTTTTCAATTCTAGGAGAGGCAATATGCCAACCATTAACGAACTCCGCAGCGAACGCGCCAAGGTCAACGCCAGCGTGCAAGCCCTGGCCCTGATCGAAGCCGGCGGCGGTCAACTGACCGCCGAGCAGCTGGTCGAGTTCACCGGTCTGCAAACCAAATTCGGCGAGCTGACCGCGCAAATCACCCGCATGGAAGCATCCGAGAGCATGGCCGCTGCGGCCGCCGTGCCTGTCGATCGTGCCCTGTCGGCGATCCACCAACCCGCAGCACCTCCTGCGGCCGCTGCAAGCATGCCGGCGACGCCGCGCATGCCAAGTGTGCCCGGTACCGGCATGTCGCGCATGGTGCGCGCACTGGTTGTCGCTCAAGGCAACCAGCAGGTGGCCGCCAAGTTCGCGATGGACAATCACTTCGGTGAAGACGTCGCGATGGCACTGAATACCCTGACGCCTGGCGCCGGCGGTGTCCTCGTCCCGCAAAACATGGCCCGCGAGGTGATCGAACTGTGGCGTCCTCAGTCGGTTGTCCGCCGCCTCGGCGCGCGCACGCTGCCGCTCACGAACGGCAACATCACCCTGCCACGCCTGAAGGGTGGTGCAGTCGTTGGCTACACCGGCAGCGATTCGGATATCGGTGTGA